TCCAATGTGCTGTGTTTATGGGGTATCGTTTAAAGGAACGTCTGGGTCCCAATTCTCAATAGGTTCAGATCCGTTTGGATCAGAAACTATCCTATTGTATTCTGCTTGGGTTATAATCGTTGTAGAGTCCGTGTAGACTGTAACGAGGACAAAGTTATTTAACGCCCATGCTTGTTGCTGAACAATAAGTTTTGTATCATCTAAACTGGTAGGATAGTCTACATCCTCACAAGCCCTTGTTTGAGACACAGTAGAAACGTGCCCATTATTGTCCGTATAATCTATTTTGTATGTATAGTATATCATCGTGCAAGATTAAATGATGTGCCTATCCAGTCTACTATTAATTCTTTTGCTGTTGTTCCTGCTATCGAACCTATCACAACAGTAGGACTCCCTCCATAAGTACCAGTTACTCCTACAAACTTGGATGCCATTTGATATATTATTCCATTGCTTGAATAAAAATACACTGCATCTCTAATAGTTGATCCACCCGGTTTATATACACCTAACCATACATAGGCTGCACTAGCGGTCAATCCCGTAGTTACAGTTGATGTTGTTCCTCCTGTATTTTGAGTTCTTGCTGTCCACGCTGAATTTGCTGTACCTTCATAAGACCACAAATACCCAATTGTTGGTGCGTTTGCAGGAAGAGAAGACGTTCCATTCATTCCAAAGTGAGCTCTGTAGTCTTGAGCAACTGTAGCTAAAGCGCTCAAAGCAATTTTAGAAACTGTTATATAAGGTACATCATAGGTACCGCTGTATGCTCCAAATGCATTGTTTCCACCAGCTCTCCTAGTTTGTGCAGAAACGGATGCAAATCCTGTAGTGCTAGTTCCTGTTTGTAAACCATATTCACCAAAACCGTCAGAGACTCCAAAATTTCCACTTCTTACCCCGGCACTTGTACCTGAAGCATGTACACCAGACATGCCAACAGTACTAGTTGTAACATAACCGGAACCTCCACCAGTACAATCGTCAAAGAAATCAAATCCACCAGAGTTGCTGGCAGAAAACTGAGTCCAATAAGTACCATCATATAAGAATGTAACACTTCTGTTGGGAAGCAAGAAGTACGGTAAATTAGCTGTCATTCTAAATCTATTAGCCGCAGTTGATGAGGTAGATAGATTTTCAATGATTATTAAGTTGTTTGCTGTTGATGAATTATAGATTGTAACTATTCTACCAGCTGTCGGGCTTGCTAATCCTCCAAGACACATCATAGAGTCTGTGTTGGTAGAATTAATCCTAATAACTTTAACTATATCAGATGTACCTGGCCACCCTGTTGGAGCATAGTTATCCTCCCTTGCGTTAGCTGTGCTTATAGATATCTCAGGCAAGTCTGAGCTAGTTGCTACAGTCCAGGATCTATCTGCTGATAAGTCTTGTGCTGTTCCATTAATAGTTAATGTTCTAGTTGTTGGTACCTTAGTAGATAACCCATTGTCTACGTATGTCTTGACCGCTTTTTGAGAAGGTACAACAATGTCACTATCGAGCGACAGGGTTGGGTCGGTATCAATCGGGGTTCCTTTTGTAAATCCTTGTGACATATTATCTGCTTATTTCTTCCCAGTCCATTGACGCAAGAACGTCACCGCCTGCATTATCAGTAGCGACTACAATAGTAAGTTCAAATGGGGTTGAGGTTAATCCATTTCTTTCAAGCTGTGTTTTAAAGAGCGCCTCTTTAAGGATATCAACTTGAGTTGACCCTTGGTTTGACACACTAAAAAATCCACTAGCAAGTATTCTTCCACTACCTGTAGAAAAGCTAGTGCCTGTTATATTGTATTCTACAGCTGAGTTTGCTCCTGCACTTACCCAAGTACCGCCCGTCGTAGTTCCAGTTGCTATTACCTGCCAATTATAAGATCCCGTGCTGGTTGCTATTACAGAAATAGCAGTACATATTACTATGCCATCTAATCGATCAGGGGATGCTTTAAGACGTATACTTACTATAGGGTAAAATGTACCTGCTACTGCTAAGTTCTTTGGAGTGGTTACGGGAAGCCCGATTGCTTGTTGTAATCCGTTAAGTTGATATCCTCCTTCAGACAGTACGGTAGAGCATATCTGTTTTAAGGTACTAGCACCACTTGTAGCGCCTGTGTTAGTTACCTCGTATCTCAACGGCAATGATGCTGTCGTGATGTAGGTAGAGGTAATCAAGTTGGCGTGATGGAATTTATGACAAACGTAGAAGTTCCCATTTATAACAAAGCCTATCCTAACTGTTCCTACCCCTAACCATTCTAGATCCATGAACAAGATCTGGGCCTTTGTTAGGTCAAGCGTGATTCCACTAGGTCCTGAACCATCCATCGGGTCAACATTCCAACTTGCTTGGGCCACCGGAGTGTTTACAACTGACCCCGTAACAAAACTTCTCTCTACAAAACTTACCGTGGTATTGTTAAGTTCTAAATAATAACCGTTTTGTGCACCATAGTAACCAACTCTTTGTCTGAGGTTGGTCTTAGCTGCACTCATCACAAATGTGGAAAGCACAAGTAAGCTCTTGCCAGGCTGATACGAAAACACTTTTGTAGTTTCTCTAAGAACCTCAGATCCTGATGCTGCGGTTACATCTAAATCAACTAGTCCTTGAGCAGAATTAAATGTAGCGGCCCCACCTGTTGCGGTAGCTGTAGACCACAGACCATTATCAGCAAATCTATGACTTGAGTCAAACAAGGTGAATGGCTCGCTTACCCTTAGTCTTCCGAAGGCATCTATGTTAGGAGTATTTGCAAACGAAATCTCGCTACTAATTATGTTGTATGATGAGTATCCTTGTGCCATGTTAGCTTATTTCAGATCCGTAAAGTGAGAACGATAAATTGGTATTCGAGGCGTAAACCCTCACTACATCTGTAGCCGCCAAAGTTAAGCCAACCGTGGCAATAAACGTATCGTTTGCCCCGATAGGTAAATCATAGTAAATATAATCCTTGTTAGCAGTTGCCCCGCCACCGACGGCTACCGATACTCTAAAAGTTGACAAAACAGATGACCTGTTGCACACGACAATAGAACTAGCAATCGCCGATGTGGCTGCCGGGACCGTGTACAGAGCCGTCTCTGTTGTTGCTGATGGACTCGATTGTCCTAATGTTTTATATACTGTTGCCATTTTATGCTCCCATTAATAATAAAGGTGAAAGAGTGTCTGATGATCCCCCGGTCCCGTTAGACGCTAGAGTAATGCGCCCCTGCTGGTCAACGGTTATGTTCGCGTTTGTATAAGCCCCCGGAGTAACAGCCGTGTCGGCAAGGTCAATGGTTCCACTTGTTGTTATCGTCCCGCCATCGAGTCCTGTCCCCGCTGTTATCGAGGTGACCGTCCCTGATCCACTGCCTGCCGACGTATATTCTACGTGGCCCGACGCATCCAAAGCCAGAACCATTCCGGTTGTAGCAGTTCCGTGGTTAGGGGTTATGATGTCAACGTAGGTCGGTGTAACCTCTACGGATTTACCACCCGATGTGATGGACACTCCCGTAGAATCAGCGGTTACAGAACCGGAAGGCACGTTAGCCGTGAACGACAAGTTGTTGTCGAATAAAAGGTCAAATCCTCCTCCGTCAATCGTATTATTTTGAGTAAGTGTTGATCCAGAAATAAGAGTTTCTTGCAGAGTGTCTATCAGATTACCTCCAACAGAAGTAACATCCACGCAGAGCTGAGTTCCGTCAGGGAACCCCGCAGGGCCTGCAAGTAATGTAGAGTCAAACCGCGCGAATGTTCCGAAATCGCTATAGTTAGACAGCTGATAAACACCGTAAACGGTAGGATCTGTTTTACTAAATATGAATATCCACGAGCCGTCTTGGACAATGGGCCAGAAACCCGTAAAGTCTTGGTTGTTGGCGGTAAAATAGTTTATTCGTATTACCGAGCCACCGTCATACAATGTCCCGGAAACAGTCGGGTCGCTCCCTGCTGTGTACTGAATCGAACACTCCGGCTCTGTGTTACCACACTCGCAGCATCCCTTGAACACAGATGTTACAAGGAGCCTGTAAATCTCAACGGTCTTTGCCTGGATTTCAGCAGCCGTATTGTTGGAGTCAATCGCAGTAAAAAAGTTACCACCAACCTCAGTCACAGTATAGACGGTAAACTGAAACGACTTAGACCCGTCCTGTGTTATCGTGATCGTATCATACCCGTATGAAATATACGTAGGAACCTGGGGCATGACTTGACTCATGCCTATCTGGTAGTTCGTCCCGTTTAAGAAAGATACGACGTTGTTTCCCTCGATCTGTATCTTTGTAATTGTTGAAATCATGATTTACACTCTGCGTCAGAAGCAAAGGTACAAAACTCGTCGAGACTTTTGTACATTTTCACATACTTAGACGTAGGAAATTTATCACGCCACTCCATCTTGACTCGCGCCCACTCCGGACCAGTGCGTACAGGCTGCCCACGCTTCTCTTCCTTAGCTCCAGAAAAGATAAAATCGATTACAGACTTCTTGCTAGGACGACCGCCTTCCTTTCGTTTGTTTTCAATCAGAATCTTTACCTCGTCGAGCTTTTCGTGGTTCGCTTCTTCCAGCAGTTCCACCATTTGACGAAGAGATACACAAGAATCGAGCTTACCACGGGTTATCGAAACCTTCTCGCGAATGACCGGATCGTTGTCCAAGAACTTGATATCAAACCCAAGTTCGCGCATAGCGAAGGTAAGGGAGAGAATGTCTGCCTTGATTTGCGCCGTCCCCCTGTTGGGAACCGAGGGGTAAATTGCGGAATGCGAGTCTGTGTATTTGTCATCGTCTATCCATATTGATGTAATACTAATCGCGTAATCTGATTGTCCCCTGTCAACAATTACACTTGCGTCGGGGAACTTTTCCTTCAGCTCCTTAATTAGTACTCTATATTCACTTAATTCATGCGGTGTTGGGTCCGCTATTTTCAGCTCTATCATATCGTTGTATTGAATGCAAATATAAAAAGAAAACCCAAGCCGTTGCCTGGGTTAACCAACAATAATCACTAACACTATTTATTACCAAAACCGGGGCGAATATATACCCTCATGTTTAGTTATGCAAATTATTTTGTATTAATTAAGAAATGTCATATATTTGCCTTGCAAGTTCGCGCACATCAGTGCAGTCGGGAGACGAGAACTTTGAGGGCGGGCTGATCACCGCCCTCTGTGTTTTCAGAAGGTATACAATTACAGAAGGGAGAAATTACTTGGTAGAACGCTTCGCCTTGGACTTCTTGTGGTGTCCGTAAAGAACGACGATAGACACAGTGCAGGCTAGTATTAGAGACGCGATTCGGAAGGCCCACTCGGCCTGTTCCTGCCATGAAAGTACGGTAGCAAATGTAGTTAATAAAACTGACGCTGCTCCGTCCGCGTATCCGTCTCCTGTCATATCCGTGTGATTGATATCATGCTGCATTGCGCTCACAAATATAGTTTATCAATGTTCTTGATTAGTCATTTTTCTTCAAAATATCTTCTATTCTTTTTTCTAGGGATTGTTTGTCCACGGTAAAAGACGCCTTAGCAAAATTAGTTGCGTTTGATTTAGTTTTTTGAAGATACTTTGCAAACTCTTCATTGTCCATCTTAGACAGTTTGCTATAGTTTTTCTCAAGGGATTTCTTGATGTATGACCCTCGAACCTTTGCAAATTGATACGCTTGATCATCAGTTACCTGAACCTCCTTACCGTCTTTGTCTACATAAGTTTCTGGGGCGGTAGTAGTTCCGATAGTTTGCTTCTTGCTAATTACAAGGTTCCAAAGTTTATCCTCTGGCTTACCTTTCTCACCGCTCATCAACAAGTCTGTATCATAATCAATCTCGTCGCCAAGAGCGTTAATCATGTTTTTATATTTATCTCTAGCCACCGGTACATCACGTAGGAGTCTTCCTAAATAAGTCTCACGAATCTCCTTTTGAGGGACGTCCATTACATCAGAAATTTTCTGTGCTGTTTGAGTGTAGAAGTTTGGTAATGCGATGGCAGTTGCTGTCTTAACAAGCGACTGAGCGAAATTATCTGCCAGATTCTCATCTCTTTCATCAAAGATGGATGATAAGAACTCCTCTCCGCTTGACAAAAATGTTTGATCAAGGAAGGACCTCATAAGACCCGTAGCAGCCACGCCCATCTTAGCGTATCCATCGGCAGATATATCTTCTCCTTTATATTTCTCAGCATCATTCAATCCTCCAATAAAGGACAATCCTACCATGAACGGACTCGTCTTGTATGACATCCAAGAAGAATATTTACCTGTGACCGGATTTTTTATTCTTAAAGAATACTGTTGCCAACCCGTTTCAGCAAGCTCTTTGTTTTTCTTGTAATCCCCAAAACCATTGGTTGTTATTTCTAAAATAGGCTCGTCATCATCATCGTCTAGCTTGGTAAGCAAATACACAGTAGCCATCAAAGCAGTACCCATTGTAGCCTTAATCATTAAGTCTGTGCGCTTTTGAACATCCCAATCTCTTTGTGGTTTACGCCCCGTTACGGTACCACCTTCCCGAACACCCCTAACAAAACCAACGGGAGTGTAGTTGAGTGTTTCGTTTGCTACGTTTGAAATCACATTAACGAATGGTACTACAAAATTCAGGAATGGCGCCTCCCTCTTCGCGGAGTTCATGTAAGTAGAAAGCATCCCAAGCAATCCGTTGGGCTGGTAGTTAAATGTACCTCTAGCAGCAAAATCCTTCGCTTCCTGCATTATCTCTTCTGGACGACCCTCTTCAAGCAGTTCATGTATTCGGAATCGCTCATCAGTTTTAGCAAAGTCCATTTGCTCCTTGAATTCCTCCTTTGTTATCTCTCCGCTTGCAAGTTTATCTTGTAGTTCTTTCTCTGTCTTCTGACGTTCCTTTTTGGCTTGTTCAATCGCGTTGTTTTTCGTTTCGTCATTACGATTCAATATCTCAAGAGTTTTATCTCTAAGCTCTTTACGAGACATGCCTTCATTTTCGGCAGCCGCTTTCTTGTAAGCCATTTGGAATGACCTCATTTGACGAAGACCTTCAAAAGCCACTACGTCAACGGCGGTCATGAGACGACGAACGTACTTAGCGTAGTTAACCGGATTGAACTTGCCACCCTTAAAGGTTACACGCTCTAGAATTGTAGGTATCTCTGACTTATCTCGAATTGGACTATACCCAGTCTTTAGCGTGTCTAAGCCCTCAAAGAATCCTCGCTTCCATCCCACTGCCAAACCTTTGGCCAACATTCTTCTGCTTGAATTGCGTTGCAAAGAAGCATTCATGAATAATGCGCCTGTATTGTACAAGTTGGCAATCGCGTTAATAGTCTGCGTTTTCCATCCTGAAAGAATGCTTGCCATCCAAACAGCTTGAGTCGCATCAAACCATGAGAATCCATTCAGGTTTTCCTGATAAGTTAAAAGGTCTTGAATAGCACGTAATTCCTCTCTTTCTGTTTGGGCTTCCTGCACCTTGTTTGCTAGGTCCTGTATGTTCTTAGCGTCTTCTGCCGACAAGCCTTCAATGCCCAAAGACTCAGCAAGGGCATCGTTCACCATAGCCTCGTCTACAGCACCAAGGTTAGATGCTTCAACGAGTTTCTCAAACGCCTCCTTCTTTTTCTTTGGATCGCCTTTTCTAGGCATATAGCGCTTAATAGCACTTTCCTTTCTTTCCTTTACTATTTTATCAAACTCTGCTTGGACTTTTTGAGCCAGAGCATCTGCTTCGTCACCAGTTAGCCCAGCTTCACTGACAAACTTATCCACCAAGTCTTGGCGAGTCTCATTTACCTCGGAGTAATGCTTTTTGATTAAATCGCTAATCTTTACATCCATCTCCTTCAATCCCTTCTTGATACCGGCTTCTGTAGCCATGTATGCAACTAGCTTGTCTATCTTTTTCTGGGCCTTAACAGCATCCTTGTCTAATTGCTCTTGAGCCAAAATAGCCTTGTAATCATTGAGTAGCTGATTGAATGCGTCGTTACCTGTCTGCGAATCTATTGTATCGGCAAGCTCCTTGAGTTTCTCTATCTTTGATCTTCTATCGACTTGGCGCGGCAACTGTTCGGACATCATAGTTCCAAACTTTTTCACATCCTTGTCAAGTTGCTTTTGCTTTGCGTCTGAATTCAAACGGTCAACCGCTGCGTCATAAGCAGGTTGTAAGTAATCAGAAACCTTGTCCCCAAAGTCCTCAACCATGCGCTTAGCAAAGTCGGCGAAATTCCTAGCACCAGCCTCAATGTGAAACATTGCAACCTCGACTAATTCCGGTGGAGGAGCAACAGCGCTAAACATTTTTCCCTTCAGGCTCTGGCGGGCCTTTTCATATCTTTCCTTGGTTACAATTTTATTCTTAGACCCATACGCAGCAGGGCGCTTAGGCATTTTAACTGTAGCTGTAGTCTTCTCTGCTTCCTTCTTGACAATATTAGCAACCTCAGTGGCCGCATCTTTATTGATAGAGTTCAATTCATCTTTGATTGACCTAGCATTGGACTCGTACTTCTTAAGCGTCTTTTCACGAGACTTCTTAATCTGACGAGTAACAGCAAGTACAGCTCCCTCTGGGGTAAGTCGAGCAAACAAT